CACGCCCCGGTTGCCCACCCTCTTTTCGATGAAACAGGTCAGGGGATTGAGCAGATAGGCCACCAGCAGGGCCGCCACAAACGGCACCAGCACGCCCGACAGATAGCCCAGCAGCCAGACCATGCCGATGAAAAACCCGGCCCCCAATACCATCCGCACCACGGAATCCAGGGTGTACGGCTTGCCGCTCTCGAACATGACCCCTCCAGAAAAAAGATAATAAAATGAATCTGCCCCGTTCCTTACCAGCCCACCCCGGTTTAGACAACGCCCACTTGTGTGAAGATGCCTTGCCTCTGGTATGCCCTCGCCGGACGGGCGTGAAAGGCAATGCCTCCGGCGGCCAAAGAACCTTTTGAAAAAGGTTCTTTGGAATCTCCAAAACTTTTTGTCGCCGCTTCGCGGAAGGTGCATGCGCATAAGGAGTACCTAAAAAATACGGGAAAAAAAGCACGCAACACCGCGCACGCACTACCCGCGCAGCGGCACCATGACAGGGGCTGGGATAATCTAAGGGGAGGTCGTGGGATATTTCGGGATACGCCGGGAATGTATAAGATGAGGCCGGAGGGTTTGGGAAGGCGTTTTGGAAATTTTTTTAAGATATGGGCGGCACTTCGTAGTTGAAGCGCCGCCCTGTTTTAGGGCTATTCGAGAACGCCTTTTCGAGCGGCCCGGTTGGTGAGGTCTTTGTTGAGAGTCTGGATGGCTTGAGAGTCGTTCAGGTCCTGGAAGCGGTCCACACCGAATTGAGTTTTGCAGCGGCTGTGTATGCCCTCAACCTTCCAGCCAAGAGCATTCCAGAGCGCCAGGATGCGTCTCTTTTCTCGGGCAAAGGGCGACTCGGGGTCGATTGCGATGAAAGTCTTTTTGCGTTTCTTCTTGGACGTGTAGACGGCCCCCAGGTCCTGTAGGTGATCGATAAGCCGCAACAATTGGTCGTTATTTAGTTCCGTGCAACTAGCCACGCCGCAAAAGTCTCCAAGCATACAGCGGTATCTTTCCTCCGACATACCCAGTTGTTTTTGACCTATCTTGACTTTGGCTATCAGTGCGTTCCGCATAATGTCTCCAGCTTCTATTGGTTACCGGCCACTAGGCCGGAATATGCAGCCCTTGAGGCCCCGCTCAGGGTCCCGAGTGCGAGTCAGCCAGCAGTAGTCGGTCACGTCCGAGTGGGACCATCCCATCTCAACACGCCCGAAATGCCAGCATTCCCGGCAGCCTGATTCAGGATCGATCAGAGCGGCGGCCCGGATCGCCTCGGCCACCTCCAGGGGGCACGGAAAACACCATGTGATCCGTTCCCCATGCTCCCCGGCCGTGCAAAGTGCCGTCTCCGGGGACCCGAGCCCGCCTTCATCCCATTCGAGATGGGGACATCCCCTACATTTTTCCTGCATAATCGCCTCATGCTGGGTATGCTTACTCGTTCGCGTGAAGGTCGGCCCACTCTTCGGGCAGGACTTCCCACTCGTCATAAATCTCACGCCAGTCGATGCCGAGTTCGCTCATCTGCCCGATACCCTCAACAAACGGATCGAGACGGCCAGCATGACCGATAGCGCGGGCGACATGCTCGATCATTGTTTCACGCGTTGCGAGTGGGTTCATGCCTTTGCGGAAATCGGCAAGCTGCTCCTCGGTTGGGAAGTCTGCGGGTAAGGTCAGCTCCAATCTGTAGGATAAATCAATTAAGGCTTTTTTCTTCATTTTGATTCTCCGTGAGTATTCCCTATGAGTTGTTGACTTCGATTTCGGTATCCAACAGATCGAAATCCGTATCCAATCGGATAGGCGAGTCTTCGGCCGGGATCATGTTCAGAAATTCTTCGAGCCAGGACTCGTCCCGATCATCGTTTGATTCGTCTGCGGACGCGATGGCGTCGCGGTCACATTCAAGTTCGAACGTGATTCTGGTAGTGATGCGAACTCTTTTCTTCGGCATGTTTTCCTCCAAGTGTTACAGATTGTGCAGCAAAGCCATCTCAACGGCTTCGGGAAGATCGCGGTATGCCTTCCTATTCGGTACCAGCCTTTCGATTGCTTCGATGGTTAGGTTTGCCCCGCGAAGATTCGTTTCCAACTCTTCCAGCTTGGCCAAGGTGCCTTTCGGGACAATCTCGACCCTGTCACCTTCCTGGAGGCCCGACTCGTTCAACGCATCAACGCCGTCTTCGTCAACTCCATCGATCATGATGCCGTATTCATCGGTCTGTTCGTAGTAGTTCACACCTGCGATATACATTCCGGTCTCCTCTTTGCGAATTAGACGCGCTGAACATGAAAATGGAATTGCGGGTCCATCCATGTGTCAACTGCATCGTTTACTTCGGGGTAGTCGCTGGGGGACGGGCCATCGGGAAGCGTGGCAATCACCCACCCGCTGGCGTTGAAATCCCAGCGAACCATGTAGGGCAACACTTGGCCCTTTTCGTTGTAGGCTACGAGGGGGACAGAATATTTGTCGCCGTAGAAATCCAGCTTATCCCTATTCGGTTCGCTCCATAGAATTACCATCAGCTCTCTCCTTTCATTGTGATCTGCTAATCCGTGGTTACTTCAATGCGCTTATTGTTATGAGCCCGCCGAGGATTACGCACATAAGAGCGAGAACTCCCACGACAAGCGCAAAAACAAGGGGCAGCTCTGTTGCCCAGCGAAGACACGCACCACCGCAGAAACCGGCAGACAATCCCGTTGCCAACTGCCACATTTCTATTGTTGTCATACGTACCTCTCAATCATCATCCCGGCGATGATAGGCCGCACCCATATGGGCGTGCATGCCATGTGGAAGGTCTCGCCGGACCATGCCAGGAGCAGGGTCTGACCGAACATACCGGCCATCCCTTCGGCGGCGTCCGGCGGCACGGCGTTGCCGATTCGTTCACGCCAGCTCTGGTGCGATTCGCCGTCCAGGGTGAAGCCCGTCTCCGGGTCCACGAAGCCCTGCAACGCGGCCAGCTCGTAGGTGGTGAAAGGCCGGTGCCACGTCCCGTCCAGGGCGCGGATCACACAGGCCAAGTTCTCACCCGGCTCGGGCATGCGCACGTCCGCTACGGACCACCTGCCGTTGTCGTGGCAGGCCGCAGCGGACACGGCCCCGCAGGGGTCGCAGTATCGGACCACGCCGTAATGTCCGCCGGTCAAGTAGTGGTCGCCCTTGCCCCGATCCATGCCGGGCCGGGGATCGGCCACCGACCACTGCCCCTTGTCCACGGCCGCGCGGGCAGGGATGCACCGGCTGGGTTCCTCCCAGGACATCACACCGTAATGCTCGCCTCGGTACGGGCCGACGCGAGGGTCAGCGAGGGCGAACGCCCCCTGGCCTGTGGTGGACCCGGCAATCACCGTGCCGGTGGGATCATCAAAGCTCGTCACCGCGTACTTGCCGAAGGTGCCTTTCTCGGGGCCGCGCGGATCGGCAACGCAGGGAGCGCCGCCGGACACATGCGCCGCGCCGGTGACCGTGTTGGCGTGCTTGTTCCACTCGACAATGCGGTAAAAATTGTACTGCCTCGTCTTGGAGTCCGGTAGGCGGGGATCGGCAACCGAGTTCGGTCCGCCGCCCGGCGCGGTCTGTCCGGTGACAGCGCCCATGGTCGCGCTCCAGGGCCGCACCCCGTATTGACCATAGTTGCTCATCCCGATGCCGCGAGGGTCGGCCACGGAAAACGGGCCGGACATGGGCCTGCCGTTGGCCGTGACAGTGCCGGAAGGGTCGCCCCATTCCTTGACCCCGAGCACACCGCTATGCATGGCAATCTCATTGCGCGGATCGGCTACGGAAAATCTCCCCCGCGAAACCTCGGCCCGGCCGGTAACGGCCCCGGCTGGTTGGTCCCAGGGAAGAACCCCATAGACATGATCCCGGCACGTCCAGTCCGGCACGATCCCGAAGTCCCGCAGATGGCCGTCCTCGATCGCCAGCCGCTTGAGACTCCGCCAGTCCGACCCGGCCTCGACAAAGGCCAGCCGCACCCATGTCTTCCACTGCAACCGGGGCAGATCGTGCATGGGGTTGCCTCCGCATCCGGGCAGGGGCAGCTTGTCCAGGACTTGGCCGACGCTTCCCAGCGGCCGCTTCAATGGCTCGTACAGGAAGGGCGGCACCTTCGCGGCATGCCGCGCCACCAGCAGGAATCGCTTGCGGCTCTGCGACAAACCGCCGATCTCCCCGCAGTCGTGCGTTGTCTCGGCCACGGCGTAGCCGTACAGCCGAAGGAGTTTCGTGATCTGGTCCAACAGCGCACGGCCGCGCGTGGCGATGCGCGGGACGTTCTCGAACAAGATGAACTCCGGCGGATCATCCTGCCAGGCCTCCAAGGTCAGCCATATCCCGCGCAGGGTCAGCCGGTTCAGGGCCTGGTACTTGGCCGTGGTCGATTTCTTCTGGCTGAGAAGGCCGGAAAACCCCTTGCACGGTGCGGAGGTGAAAACGATATGCGGACGCTCATTGCCCGCAGCGTGCCGCACGTCCGCCGGGGTGGCCTCCTTCCACCCGGCCGGGGGCTCCTGCCCGTGGAAGTCGCGGTACTGGTCCCGGTCAAACAGGTCCATGCACGTACCGGGCACGCCCACCAGCCGGGAAAAGTCCTTTATGCAGGTGGCGTCCGAGTCGATGCCGCCCAGGCACCGGAACCGGGCGGACAGGTTGCCCACCCTGGCGCTTGCCTGATTGAAGCCGAGGGCACCGCCGCCGATGCCGCAGAATAGGTGAAAGTGTCGAATCTCATGGGAATGGTTCATAGCATCCATCCCGCTACATCTGGTCCAGGTATCGGGTGATACCCTTGATCAGGTCGGCTTTGACCGTGTTGCGAAGGCGGACGGGATCAATGGTTGAAATGACCCGGCCCGTATCGTCCGAAGGGACGGCCAGCTTGTGGCCGCAAGCGTTCCCGCACAGAATCCAGTCGGGAGAGACTTGGGTCTTGCGCCACACGCGAAGCAGCCAATCCGAGGGTATGGATGCGCGGCGCTTGGCGTCGGATATGCTGGACTGTCGGATGTCCAGGTACTCGGCCAGTTGCACTTGGGTCTTGCAGCCGGTCACCTCCTGAAGCCTGTTCAGGGATGCCTCAAAATCGGCTCGAACCTGGGCGGAAAGGGGTGTCTTTTTCTTGGGCATGAGTCTTCTCCTTTTGATACTTCGCGGCTCTTAGAGGGCAACCTGGAAGATTTCCGAATAGTGCATGAGAAACATATCTCTGGCCTGAGACGGGGGAACGGGCGGCCTCATAAGCCGCATGACTTCCCTCATCTCGGCAGAGAGCGGGAACCGTTGGCGGGCGAATTCAGGGTGGCACCAGAGGTGCGCTTCGGCTGCCACCACTCTCTGGTCCATTTGCTTGACGATGGCGGGAATCTCGGCTGGCAGATCAAACTGCTTCGCGATCTGCGCGAGGTGCGCCCGTTCAAGGCAGCGATATTCGGCCCCGACAAGGCGTTTTACCGGGGAAACCATGTCGCCAAGCATGGACTCGGCGGCATCGTGCATGAGCCCCCAGGCGGCCGCCTCCGGCTCACCTACATGAATGAGCATTGCAGCCACCTCGCAAGAATGCTGGGCCACGGAATAGAACCTCTTGATCTGCCCTGCAAAGTGGCAAATTTGGCTCAGTGCGTGGGCTATTTCCCTGATGTCCCAATAATTCCACTCGGGCTTGTCATAGTGGAAGATAGAGCAGCCGAGCGTGAAGCTGTGCATGGCTAATCCTCCACGCTCAATTCGCACTGGGCCGAGCAGTCGCCCTCGGGCGTCTCGGGTGCGCCACAATGCAAGCAGGTCGGCCAGTCGGTGCCGTCGAGGGTGGGCATCAAAGCGCCGCAGATATCGCAGCCTATGCTGCACCCCATATCCCCCTGCTCGTGCCCGCAGTCGGGGCAGCGAACCAGAAAGGCCCTGCCGTCATATCTCACCCCTTCAGGCAGGGTGTATCGTTCGAGAGTTTTGTTGATCAGGTCGCGGAAACGATTGACGGATTCAAGGCGTTCGTCGGGGGAGGTCGCCACGGGGAGTCCCGGCACAAGGTAAAGATTGGGCCGGTACCCATGGACGGCGTAGAGGGTGATGGCTTTGCCCAACAGCCTCGCGTTGCCCCTGGCTATCCCCAAGGCCCCATCGGGGATGCCGGACGCAATTTCCACTTCGCCACTCTGCCAGCAGTAGGCTATGCTTTCCGTGCTCTTATTCATGGTATCCGACCTTGCCTGCTTCGTTCTGGCAGGCCTGAAGGCATGCGGCGCTTACTTTCAACACGGCGGTGTTCTCGTATGATTTAGGGACATCGTTGATATTCGGGTAGGTGGTAAAATCAACCGAGCAGGAGTTGCCGGTGCCCCGTATGACGATGACACAGGTCAGCTCGCCGTCAGCGTCCGCATCCGGCATGCAGCCGGTCCCTCCGCAAAGGGGGCATTTCTGTGTGAAACAAGGGCAGTTCTCGGCGTCCATTTTCCCTTCCGGGCAGTAGCACTCGTAGAACGTCTTCAAATAATCGGGACTGTTTTTATCCCCTTCTTTCCAGCAGTCATTGTTGGAGCATTGATCGAAGTTGCATCGGGGGGTATCACTCGTAACCATCTTGTTTTCTCTCCTTTTGGTTCCCGGCGGCCGGAGCCGCCGGGGATGGATTACAGTTTGGCGATGTCCAGGGAGATGGCTTCCCATTTCCCTTCCGTTCCGGTCCGCTGGTAGAAGCGGATGTATTTCTTGGAGTACTGGACGCTCAGGCTGTCCTTGAGCGCCTGCATGCCGCGCATCCAGGTTTCGTCGTCGAAATCGAACTTGAGCAGCGGCAGGATGCGGGCGGGGGACGCCTTGCCTTCCTTGTCCACTTCGAAGGCCTGGAGCACGATGGTCTTGAGTTCGGTCGGAGCGTCCTCGGACCAGTTGTTCAGGCATTCGTCGATCAAGGACTTGGCGACCTTGAGCCGCTCATCGAAATCAATGGTGCGGCCCACGGCGATCTGGACTTTGCGGGTGTCCTCGAAATTGGAAATGGACACGTTGCCTTTTTCGCCGCCGGGCTTGGCGTCGTATTGCGCATAGGCGATTTCCATGAAGGCCAGAACATCGGCAAAGCCGCCGAGCTTGAAGTCGGAGATCGCCTGCTGCATGGACAGGGCCTTGTCCACCAACGTGTCCACGGTCTGGTCCTTGAGCTTGTCGTAGTCGGATACGCTCTGGACAGGCACCAAGCGCCCCTTGCCGTCCTTCATGAAGTCTTTGCCGTCTACGGTGATGATAGACATGCCTCACGCTCCTTCGGCCGCAGAGCGGCCCGTTTCGGGTTCAATCCACGCCACCTTTTCCAGTCCTTCCACCCTGTGCTGTTCGGCTTTCAGGTCATTGGAAATGGCGTCCAGGTTCCGGGCTGCGTCCTGCGGGTCCAGGCCGGACTGCAAGTCATGGGATACCTGCTGCATTCGTTGTGCGATTCGGTCCATTTGTTTGCTGATCACGGTGCTGCCTCCTACATTTTGTAAATGAGTTGCGCGGTCACAAGGGGCTCTCCCATACGGGACGCGAGGGTCATGGCCGTGGAGGCCACGTTGTTGATGGTCTGCGGGTACGCGACGGGGAAGCGGGCGATGATGGCGGACACGGCCTCGGGGTCGAAAACCTTCTCCAGGCTGCCGCCAGCCCTGCGGAACTTGTGGGCGAGGTACTCCTCGACGTTGTCCAGGGGGCTGATGGTCACCGGCTGGATACGTTCCACGACCTCGCGCAGTTCATCGTTCGCCGGGTCCAGGCGGACGGCCAGTTCGGTTTGGCCGATCAGGATGATGGAAATCAGCCGCTCGAAGCCTTCGCCAAGCTCATAGATTTGCTTGAGCGCCTTGAGCGAATCCACGGACAGGAGGTGTGCTTCCTCCACAATCATCACGGTCCGGCGGCGTTTCTTTTTGCGCGAGGCCAGAATAGACGCGGCCCGGCGGCTCTTGGCCTCCAGGGAGAGGTTGGCACCGCCGCCGTCGGTCAGGTCGAGAATGATGGCGTCCAGCAGCGAGGCGGGCGTGATCTTCCGCTTGTCGATGATCTGCGGGTAGATGATCTTGCCGCCGTCGGCTTCGATTTCGCTTGCCACCTGTCGCCGGATTGTGCTCTTGCCCGCGCCGACCTCGCCGGAGATGGCGAGAAAGGCGGGGTGTGAGGCCACGGCCCGCAGCATCTCGCGCAGGAAGAGGTGGCTTTCGGACGTGTAGATGTCCTTGGGGCTGTTGATGTCGTTCAGGAAAGGATTTCGGATCAGCCCGAAGTACCGCAGCGTGTCAAAACCCAGCAGGCTCTGCCTGCCGTCTTCGATGAACGTGTTGTCCTGGCCGTCCTGATCGAAATCAAACCGGCCGATGTGTTTTTCAAATACCTTCTTGATACGGGCGCAGAGCAGTTCCTCCTTGGGCCAAATGTCGTGGTTGATGATCTGCGACAAGGTGGATTTGGAAATACCGGCCTCGTCGGCAATGACCTGTTGTTTGATGCCGGTTTTCTGGATTGTCTCTTTCAACGTGGGTGTCGCCATAATGCCTCCTTGTTGGTTATTCTGCTTTTTTAATGGGTAAAATCTTGCTGTCCGGTTCGGGCTCCCACCCGTCGGCCAGCTTTGCCTTCAGGGCCTCAACCTCCGCCGCCGGGATGGTTTCCGGGTAATGGCGTTCCAGCCAGCCCTTTTGCCGCCTCGAAAGGGTTACACCGCTGTTCGCCAACTCCACCCGCACCCGGTAGGTATCCACCAATACGGGGGCCTCGTTGCGCGAACTGAGGGCATGCTCCTGCCCCGCTTTGGGGATGAAGGGCGCGGCCCGCTCTGCCTGGAAGCCGAAGACTTCCAGATTGCCGCCGAAGGGAACCGCTTTGGGATTGTCCGCTGTTCCGGCGATCTTTTGGGCCTTGTCTCGGGCCTCCTGTCCCGCGCTCTTGGGCTGGCTCTTGTGCTCTTCGCCGATGATCGCCGCGCCTTCCTCGAATCCGCCTTGTTCCGGAGCGAGGAAACCGACCGGCTCGACCTGATACTCCTTGCCCGCGTAGGCCACGATCACGTCGGGCCAGATCAGGGGTTTGAAGTACACGTCCACCTTGGTTTCTCCGGGGTTAAGGCCGGGAATGTGCTTGAGGCGGTATTTCTTGGCGTTGAAGCTGATGCAGTAATCTCCGCCCACCAGCCGGTCGTCGGCTGTTTTGCGGAAGGCCTGTTTCAGGATTTCCCGGTCGGGCAACTCCACGAGCTGCTCGGGGGTGATCCGCATCCACATGCCCATGCGGGTCATGCCGTGGCGGGTATGCTTGCGAGTGGCGTTGAAGCCTATGCAGTGGTCCAGGGCATACTGGTTGAGTTGGTCCACATTGTGGGCCGGATCGAAGATCAGGCGCGATTCGAAGTGCTGCTCGATGATGCTGTGCATGACCTCGACGCAGCCCTGCGAACGCGGGGTGTGCGTCGAACCCGCAAGCACTTCAATGTCCAGTGCCTCCAGCATGTGGGTGATGGGCTCGCTGATATTGGCCGCGCCGGGGTCCATGCGCAGAATCCGGCCGGGGCCACGGAAGGGGTACCGCGAATCGCCCTTGTCCTCCCAGGCGGAGCACAGGAAGTCGAAGAGGTTGAGGGTGGTTTCACCACCGGAATAGTAATACTTGAAGAAGAACGCACCGGAGAAGTGATCCACCAGCACGTATCTATGGAGCTTCTCCTTGATCTTTTTGAAGTTCTGCGGCTTGTTCTTATAGAACTGCTTCTCGTTCCGAATGCCGATGGAGCCGTTCTTCAGGTAGTACTGAATGCAGATGGACACGTCGAAGAAGTGGACATGGTTGGGGTGCAGGGAGCGTTGCTGGATATGCGGGTCCGGCGCGTTGAGGTGCTTGCGGGACAATCCTTTTTCCCTCAACAGCGCCTGCACCCTGGAAACCGAGACGCAGCCCGGCGCGATCTTCCCGTTGCGCTCGGCTATGTCCAGGGCCACGGCCACGGGCATATACGCGCCCTTGCTGGTTTGGCGGCGGCTGGTTTCCACGAGCGTGGCTATATATTCCAACTGCTCATCCGTGATGCAGCATTCGCCCGCATCGCTCCGCGTCTTGCGGCTGGTGCCGTGTCCGGCGTCCTTGAGCTTGCGGTAGGCCGTCTGTACGGAGACTCCCGCGAGCTTCGCGTACTGCTCAACGATCCGGCCCTTCCGGCCGCGCCCGGCGTTGTCCAGGGCTTGCATGAGATCAATCACCCATGGTTCCATGGCTACACCTGCTTGCGGCCCTGGTGGGGGCGTTGCTGGAGCGCCCGCGTCCATCCCTGCTGAATGTCCAGTTCCATCATTTCGCCCAGGCCGTGCTGGCGCAGCAGCATCATGGCCTCCCACAACACCCGGCGCTGGGAAAGGTCCACGCCGGGGTGCTCCATTTCCTGCTGGAGGAAGTATTGGGCGAAATCGTCGGGCGAGGGTTGGGAACCCGTCAAAATCAGGTTCAGCAAGTCGTCGCGGGATTCTTCCGGCAACCATTCGAAGTCCGGGAGGTTGGCAACGGCTATGCCCGTTTCAGAGGTCACCTCTTGGAGGAACCGGGCTCCGACCATGACCAACTGATCCAGGGAGCCGACGAACGAGGCCAGCAGCTTGGGGTCCATGTCCGGCTCGTAATAGGTCAGCCCCTTTTGCGTGGTCAGGGCTATGCGCTGTTCCAGGTGGCGCAACTCCTCGACGCATCCGTGCAATTCGCGCTCATCGTCCGAGGCGAAGCCCATGGATTCCAGTTCGGCGATTCGGTCCGCCTTCTCGTTTTCCTGCTTGACGAGCTTGTCCTCCGCCGCCTTGAGCAGTTCGGTCTTGGCCCTGGTCTTGGCCCGCTCCTCCTTGACCTTCTCGTTGAGTTCGTCGATGGCGTCCTCAATGTCCTCGAAGTTGTCGTCGCTCAAGGCTATCTTGCGGGTGCCGATGGTCAGGACATCGCCTTCCAGGGCGGCTTGGCCCTCCTGTATCTGCGAACCGAGCTTGCGCAGCCGTTTAAGCGGGATGCCGGACACGCGCTGGAAGTCCCCGGCAAAGGCCTCCATGAGCGGGTGCAAGTCTTTGAGAGTGCGGTCTACAGTGGTTTGCTCCATGCCCAGCGACTTGCAGTACTCGGCCCAGGTCATGTTGAGATTTTTGTAGAGCTTGCCCTCTTTTACATGGGAAAGCTGCTGATAAAGCATGGCTTTGGTAAAGGAGCCATACATCTGCGCCGTCTTGACGATTCCGCGCACTTCTGCGGCGTCTACGATTTGAGGCAACTGCTCAACGGTTTCGCTCAACTCCTTGATCTTCAATTCTTGTTCAGCCAATTCCGGGACGGCCATGCTTTTCCCGGCTTCCAGTATGGTCTGCGTTTCATCCACGGCCAGTTTTTCGTCCTTCATGTACAGGCTCCGTTGTTGTCGTTTTCAGGCAAATGCCTGATTTTGATTTTTGTAAACACTTGGAATCATTGTATGCGACTTGTTGAAATCAGGCATTTGCTTGAAAATTACTCCAGAACGCTCAACTCCCGGTCGATGCCAGAGCGGGCCGCCTTGAGATGGGCCACGCGCTTGGCCCAGCACACGGCCAGCTTGCTGCCGAGGCGGAATCCGCCCGCCGTACGCTCCAGCCACTTTTCGTCGGCCATGGTTTCGAGCAGTCCCATCATGGAGGAAAGGGGGATGCCGGTGCCCTCGGCCAATTCTCGGGGGGTTTTTTCGCCGGTTTCCAACGCGCTCAATATGGCGTTGGCACGGATGATTGCCTGGGATCGGGGGTAGGTCTTATTGCTCATCTCCCCCCCCGTATTGCTTGAACTCGCCAGCATGAGCCCCGCGCATGATAATCACGTTGCTCAGCGTCTCCATTTCACGAAGTGCATCGAAAAGTTTGGGGGTGCGAGGCAGGGCATGGCGGCCGGTAAGATACCGCGTCAAAGACACCGACAGCAGGTCCTGCTTGAGGCCATGCTTCTTGGCTATTGTGCCGATAGTTTCACCCGCAGCGAGCAGGGCCGCGCACACTTTTCGGCGCGCTGTGGTGTGTCCTTCGTTAAGCCTTTGCATTTTCTTCTCCTTCCTGATAGAGCGGTTTTTAGCTGGATTTGGCTGTCTTGCGTTAAATTTGGTTGTTGCATAAAATTTAACGCAGATCAACAAAATTTTAGAGAAAGTCTGCAAAATATTATCGAGGTTATTTTGTGTAATATTAAAAGTCGGTTGGAAGGCCTTATAAAAGGGCGGCCTGTGCGCGAAGTGGCACGGGAAACCGACATAAGCGAGACGGCAATCCGCTCATACCTCAATCGCGGAGTAATCCCGTCGGCGGACAAAGCCGCCCGGCTAGCTAGCTATTTCAAGGTTGATCTTGAGTGGTTTATTACGGGTGAAGCTTCAAGCCGTGGAGTGCCGATGAACATCGATGCCGATAACGGCAGAGAGTCAGATTTAGCGCAGGCAAAAAATGCACAATGCGAACAATGCGATAGCTTGCGAATAGAGTTGGACGAAGAAAGAAAGATGGCCCGCGAAATGGTTCGAGAAAACCGTGAAATTAACGAGGAAAATAGACGGCTCTGGAAGGAAGTAAGTGAGTTGCGCGTCAAACAAGCCGAGACGAAAGCCGTGGCTGATGTCGAAATCAAACAGGCAGCCCCAAACGGCGATACATCACAATGCGCGTAGACCCCGGCGTGCTCGTCGCCGTGGAGTGGAGACAGGCCTCATAATAGAAAAAAAGGAGTCACTGCCATGACTTTTTCAGGGATCAATAAGTTGGCGTTCAATACGCTTGGATTAATGATTTTGTTTGCCGCGTCGCTGGTGCCTTTCCCGGAGGTTGGGCATGCGGCTACTGGTCGTATGTTGTCTCAGGGGGAGATAAAAGAATTCCGGGCCGAGTATATGGTTCTTTTCAATGAGCTCGTGGGCGGACTCCTTCAGGATGAAATGTTTTATACTGCGGGATTCGGTGCCGGGTACCCGAAAGGGCATGCCTGGGCGGCTAAAGTCAAAGCCATGGAAGCACGATACCCTGGTGCGGACATCATAAGGCAAACATACAATCCGCTTAGTGGCTCTGCCCTGCTTCCTGGGGAGTTGTGGCAGGTGGCCCATGAAATAATGCAGCACAGAAGAATCACCCCTGACACCGACAAGTGGTTGGATGAAGCTGAATTCAATCTCCGAATGGGAGATGCGCAGAGTCTGGCAGCCAAACTCCCCGGTTTGGATAAGTATTCTCCACACATGCTCCGCGAAAAGATAAAGCGCCCTGCGCCTTGTCCAGAGGCTGGGCTTCCAAACACTGAAGTCATGTGGGCAATGTTTCAACTGCCTGCCAATGATTCCAATATCCCCGATGAATACCAAGCAAAAGGCCGCGTCTTGCGCGTCGGTGTGACGGCGGACGGGGGGTCCATTGTATTCTTGGATAAGGCCAGTCAATCCGTTTTTCTTGATCGGGTCGCAACAGACGAGAATGCCACGGAAATCATTCGGCTGCGGTAGCTTTTGACAAAATAGAACGAATTGCGCTAAATATAGCGCATGGGCAACGATCATGATACACATGACCTCAATCTCTCTTCGCAGATGAGCCAT